CGATGGTGTTGTGGGTCTTGCCGGCGATGGCGGCCCGCCAGCTGTTGACCGGCATGGCAAGGGAGGCGCAGGAGGTGAGCTTGCCGTCCTCGAGGTCGAGGAAGCCGATGCCCCCGAGTAATCCGGGGTCGATGCCACATATCCTTGTTTTCATTGAGTCCTCTGTTTGTGCAGTATATAGTTGCTCGACCAGCAGGGAAAGGCAACGGTCATGCACATCGACGCTTACGAGCTGCGCCACAACGCCCGCCAGATGGCGGTGCCCGAGCACCTGATCGACGGCATCGTGCGCTACCTTGTGGATCACATTCGCTCGGGCGACTTTCTGATGAGCGTGTTCGCCAACGACCTCCACTCGGCCATGCAGTACGGCGACCCGGTCAGCCTCCATCAGCTGCCGCAGCTCAGCCGCTTCATCTACTTCCACTTCCCGCCGAAGGCGTGGGGCTCACGCGAGGCCGTGCAGCGCTGGCTGATGCGCGAGCCAGCAACCAGCGAGGGTGAAGGAGACTGACATGGCATTGACGAAGAAGCAGATCGCGACGCGCAGCACGGGCATCGGCGCAAGCGAGGCCCGCACCATCATGTACGGCGACGGACCGCAATGGACGGCATTGTACAATGAGAAGGTCCACGGCATTCAGCCGACCTTCAAGCCCGACCAGCTCTACCTGATGGCGATGGGCGTGGCGATCGAGCCGCTCACCATGCGGCGCTTCAACAACAGCGTGAAGCCGTTGCAGGCCATCGAGGCCGAGCACACCATCCGCTGGAAGATGGACCCGTTCTTCCTGTTCACGCCCGACGGCATCACCGCCGATACCAACGAGCCGGTGCAGGCCAAGTTCCACTCGGGCGACAAGAGCATCATCGAGCTCGCCGACTACTACCTGCCGCAGCTCAACCACGAAATGCTCTGCATGGGCGCGCAGAAGTGCTGGCTCGCCGTCACGTTCGGCCACTATGGCCGCTTCATGCACATCCACGTCGACCGCGATGAGGACGCGCTCGACGCCTACCTGCAGAGGGCCGCCGCGTTCAAGGCCTATCTCGAGAGCGGCGAGCTGCCGGCCGAGATGGCGATCCCGCCGGCGTTCGCCGTGCCGCGCAAGCGCGATCACATCTGGCTGCCGACCGACAACGCGATCGCCAGCCTCGCCATGGACGTGATCGAAAACTACGAGGCGTCGGACAAGTTCGACACCGCGCTCGCCAAGTTGAAGAAGCTGTTTCCCAAGGACGCCGCCACGGCCACCTGGGTCGACGTCACCGGCTCTGGCATCAAGATGATCGCCGACCGGGCGGGCAAGATCCGTTGGGTCCCTCTGTTCGGGAAGAAGTGATGGACATCAAGAGCATGACCTCCGAGCAGCTCATCGAGACGCTCGACCTCTGCCTGCAGATCGCCGCCACCGGCATCGAAATGCGGGTCAAGCAGAAGGTCTATTTCCGCGAGCGCACCCACCAGGCGCTGATCGAGGCGCGCCAGCTCGAGAGCAAGTTCGACAAGCTGTGCATCGGCTTCAGGGAGGCCAAGGATGAAGGGCCAGCGTGAGCTGTTCCCGCAGGCGCGGGGACCGAGCGGCGAGGACATCAAGCGCTACCAGCTGGGCCGCTGGGAGAACAGGGAGAGCCGCTGGTATGCCTACGCCCGCGCCAAGGCGGTCGAGCAGCTGCAGGCCCACCCCGGCAGCACCATCAATTCGGACTGGGTGTGGGAGCACTGCCCACCCCCGGCCGACAGCCATCCGTCAATCATGGGACCGATCTTCCGCGATCCCCGCTTCACCCACATGGGCTACACCAGGAGCAAGAGAGCCAGTGCCCATGCCCGGGTGATCGCCTACTACGTTCTCACGGAGGGCAAATGACCGACACCGACAACATGCGGATCTGGACGCGCTTCGCCGCCACCGATCCGCGCCACACCAAGGCGGTCAGCTACGGCCGCAAGTTCACCGCCATCGACACCTACTACCAGATCCAGCGCGCCACCGAGGCCTTCGGGCCGTTCGGCGAGGGCTGGGGATGGGAGAGCGAGCACGAGGTCGTGGTGGCTGTCAGCGAGAGCGAATCGGGCAGCAAGACCAGCACGTTCGCCAAGGTGGCGCTGACTCTGTGGTACCGCGAGGGCGACAAGGTCGCCCGCTGCGGCCCGGTGATCGCCATGAACCTGCTGGTCTCGGCCAAGGGCGTGCCCGACGAGGAAGCCTTCAAGAAGGCGACGACCGACGCGCTGACCAAATCTCTCTCTTACCTCGGCTTCAGCGCGGACGTGTTCATGGGCAAGTTCGACGACAACCGCTACGTCGAGGGCATGAAGGCCGAGTTCGAGAAGGCCGACAAGGTGGCCGCCCAGACCCTGCCGGCCGAGCTGCAGAAGTATCTCGACGCAGCCAAGCTGTGCGCCGGCCTCGACGACCTGATGGTGGTGTGGGCCAAGCTCGAGCCCGCCTTCCCGCAGCTCAAGCCCGCCCAGGTCAACTACATCAAGATGACCTTCGGCACGCTGAAGCAGAAGGTGGCTCCCGGCTCCGACTGAGCCCTGCTACAAGGGGTGCATGGCACAGTTCCGTCACCGCAAGGATCCACGGCAGGCCGACCGTCTCACGGTGTGGCTGCCCGACGACCGCGTGTACGGCCGGCGCGGCCAGATCACCGTCATGGGCCCCAACGGACAGCGCATGTCGATGAGCGCCGCGGCCAAGCTTGCCGGCGTGCCGCGCCGCACCGTGATCGCCCGCATCCGCGAAGGCCGGCAGGAGAAAGACTGGTACTTCAAGGGCAACCTGCGCTACCCCAACCCGCGCCAGCGCTGCCCGGTCAAGCAGGGCCCGAAGTGGCACGGCTTGCGGGGCGTCGACGAGCCTCACAAGGGACGCACCTTCGCCAGCAAGAGAAAGAAAACCGATGCCACGGTACACTCCGTCAAGCGGCCGCGTATCCATGCCTGGGCGATCCGCAACCACAAAAGGTCACTGGCTAAAGCTGCTCGAGCGAAAGCCGCCGCCGCCGATCAGGGATCCCGCCCTGTCGAGTAGGGGCCTGCTGTGGGGCGTCGGCCTGGCGATCGTGCTATGGCTGGCTGCCGCCGGCGTGTGGTGGCTTCTCGTTCAGTGAAGGGGAATCCGATGGTCGACTACGATCCCAACCCCAAGCCCGACCCGCCCGTGCCGGCGCCTGAGCCCGAGCCGACAGATGGCCCGGACCCGCCAGCTCAAGAAAAAGAGGCGGTCGTCGACCCCCTCTCTCTTACCCGACCCGGCTACCCGGACATTCACGGCACGTTCGGCACCAACCTGGCCGACCGCGGCGACTAGGCGCAGCCTCGATCTGGAGACGCTGCTCAGGATCAGGGACGTGCTGGATGCCAACTCGGTCCCGGTGCCGCGCTTCGTCTATCTCAAACCACGTTCTTGAGGCCCTCGAACGTCCCGGCCGAGCTGATTGTCAGCATCTGGTGGCGCGGCTGGGCGGCCAGCCCGAGGTGAACCCACTCGTCGCCCTCGCCGTCGACACCCGCTTCGTAAATCAGCTGGTCGATCCCCAGCCTCGACAGGTACGGCATCAGCTTGAGACAGATAGCGTAGGGCGTGCCGTAGCCGGGGCAGATGAAGTCGCAGGCCAGGCCCGCGCAGTGCGCCGAGTTGGTGGCACCGCCCACCGCCGCGTTGAGCTGCGGGCCGCGGTAGCCCGACGTGATGGTGATGGGATGCCGGCCGAGCAGCAGGCGCACCGCCTCCATCGTGTAGGCCAGCAGCTCGAGGTCGTCGAGCAGCTCCGGTGGCGGCTGGTTGTCCAGGCCGTTGGCCTGCGCGGTCGCCGAGTAGGTGAACTCCTCGAGCGTGAAGTGCGGCGTGAGCTCGGTCATGCCGCCGGTGGCTTCATCCAGGTCTCGAACAGCCCGAAGCAGCCGGGGCAGAGATCGCCGCCCATGCCGGTGCCCGGCCCGGTCATCTTCTGGCTCTGCACGTGCAGGCGGGCCCAGCCTTCCTCGGCGATCTTGGCCTGCCCGCCGACCACTTCCGAGACGTGGCCGCAGCGATCGCAGGTGCAGGTGTAACTCTCGGTTTCCTTCGAGACGATAGCCATCCTAGCCTCTCTTTCTCAGCCCCGAATCGGGGGTCCAAAGACCTGCCAGCCGAGCAGGCTAAACAGGATGAACAGCAGCAGCGCGTTGCCCAGGACAACGATCGCGCCGGTGACGAGCGCGAAGTGCCCAAGGATGCCGAACACCAGCCAGATTAGCATCAGCACCCAGAAGATCAGTCCTCGTGTCATGGTTCGTCTCCCTTGTCGTTGGGGGGCCTGCGAATGAAGCCACCGGCGAAGGCCAGGGCCGCCGCAAGAGCAGCAGCAAGAAGGCCCGACAGCCGGTCCTTCGGATCGCACACGATGTCGGGGTTCTTGATGATGACCTCCGAGTGGTAGATGCAGGCGCCGACCGATGCGAGCACGATCACGCCGTAGATGCCGATCACAAAGGCGACAATCCAGAAGGCACCTCGCAGCGGGTCGAAGGGCGGGCGCTCATTCACCAGCGCCGTTCTTGGCTGGAGCGGGCGGCTCGTCAGGCGGCTTGGGCAGGCCCGGCGGGCCGGCGCGCTGCGGCAGCTGGTCCATCTGCTGCTGCTCGGCAACCTGGCGCTGCAGGGCGACGAACGCCTGGAAAGCCTCGCTGAGCGGCATTGAGCCCAGCGCCTTCATGATGGTCTGGAAGTCCTGGTGCGAGAGAACGAGCCGGATCATGGGATCTCCTGTGTGGGCCGTCGAGCCTATCACGTGATGGTCGCCTTCTTCACATAGAAGCGCAGCACGATCGCCTCGGACAGCGAGGCCGCCGTGTTGTTGCGGACCGTCACCGTGGCCGAGCCGGCCGCCGGCGTCACCGAGATGCCGTAGCCGCCCAGCGCGCCGACGCTGTCGTGCTGGATGTCGATCGAGTCGGTGGCGGCGATCAGCGTATTGGTCCACGTGAAGGCCACCCCGGTCGCGGCCGCCAGCGCCGCGGCGTTGAGCGTGATGGTGCCACACAGCTTGCTCAGCACCACCGTGGTCGCCTTGGAGGTGATCTGGGCCACCGTCCCGCCATTGCCCACGCCATAGCCCATGCCGTTGCTGCCGGCCGCGCCCAGGATGCCGCTGGCCGACATGGTAAGCAGCTCGACGCCGCCCGTGGTACGGATGTGCTGGGTGTCGAAGTCGCTATAGCGCGTCGGCACGTTGACGCCGCTCTCGTTGAAATACTGGCCGGTATAGTCGACCAGCCCGGCAACGCTGCGGTTGGTGCCGGTCAGCAGGTTCCACGTCGAGCGGGTCGCCGCCCCGGTGCCGGCATTGCCGACTTGCATGAGGGCCTGGGCGTTGACGTTCTCGCTCACCACCATGTCGCCCAGCAGCGTCATGCCGCTCGCGCTGAAGCTCGCCCGCACCACGTTGGCCGTGATGATCTGGGCCCATGCTCCGGTACCGCCAAACACCGCGGCATAGGCATTCGAGCCCGTCCAGTTGGTGCCGGCAACCGAGGCCTCGATGCCAACCACGGCATTGTTGCCGGTGTTGACGAAGTTCATGTAGAGCGCCGAGGTCGTGCCGCTCAGCGCGTTCAGGAAGGCACCGCTCGCCACCGTGCTGACCAAGGCGCCGGTGGCGTTCACCGTCCCCGTGAAGGAAGGGTTCGCGGCGAAGCCGGGATTGGGATAGCTGCCCGACAGCACGCCTGTCGCGCTGCCCGAGGGCGGCAGGCTGGACGGGATCGAGGCCGCCGAGATGTAGGGCCCGACCGTGGCTCCGTTGATGCGGGCGAGCAGGCCGAGCGTGGTGGTCCAGACGTCGCCATTGGCCGGCGCGGTGGGCGCCGCGCCGTGCGGCAGGTTGAGCCCGGCAGTGCCCGCCGCCGAGGCTGCCGTGGTCGCCTTGCCGGTGAAGGTGGGCGAGGCGATCGGCGCGTAGGTCGTGGCCGCCACCGCGGTCGTGAGGTACGACCCGGCCGGCTGGTAGGCGCTGGCAGCAGTGAAGGCCGCAGTGCCCAGGGTGCCGCCCGTGCCCACGTTGAGCGTGCTGCCGTCGGTCCCCGCCAGGGTGAGCGACGCGGCGATCGCCAGCGTCTTGCCGACGCTGTGACTGAGCCACGCCAGGGTCGGGTTGGGATAGGTCCCGGTGAGGTCGCCGCCCGCCGTGCCGCTGGCGCCGCCGGCCGTGATGGTGACGCCGTTGATGCGGGCGAAGAAGCCGGCCGAGGTCGTCCACACGTCGCCGTTGGTGGGCGTCGTGGGAGCTGCCCCGTGCGGCAGGTTGAAGCCGGCATTGGCGGTGGTCGAGGCCGGGGTCAGGAACTCGACCAGCGAGGCGAAGAAGCCGTTGCCGATCGTCGCCCGGACGGCGCCCCCGGTGACGAACTCGGTGAAGCCGGAGGTGCCGCCGACCAGCGTGGCGTAGGCGTGCGAGCCGGTCCACGAGGTGCCCGCCACCGAGCCTTCGGTGCCGAACGTCGCCGTGTTGCCGGTGCCCTGCAGGGTATAGAAGGCCGGGTTGGTGGTGAAGTTGTCGGCCGTCATCATCGCGCCCGAGGTGCGCTCGATCTCGACGAAGCCGGCGACCTGCAGTGCCCCGGTGGCGTCATTCCAGTAGAGGTTGGGCGTGGTGACGGGCGGATTGCCGAGGCCGCCGCCCAGCATGACGTTGTTCGCCCCCAGCGTCGGCGAGTAGGCCGTCATCCAGTTGAGGTCGAGGTAGGGCACGCCACCGGCGCTGGGCGTGCGGTTGGGCGACTGGAAGGTGCAGGGCGCGAAGTAGACGTTGCTGGCGCCGTAGTGGCTCATGATGGCGCCGCTGCCGCCGCCGATCTCGAGCACCGACTTGACCGAGCCGGCACGGCTTTGGAACGAGCTGTCGTCGACCCAGATCGGGCCCAGTCCGACATGGCTGCCGTCGAGGATCAGGTCGGCCGAACCGGCCACCCCGCCGTTGGCGAGGCCGATGTAGTTGTTGATGTAGATGCGCTGCGCGCCGGCCGCCGCGGTGTCGCGGATACGCAGCCCGCCCAGCGGGCAGACCCCGGCGGTCAGGCTGTTGATCTTGAAGTCGCTGACATTGCCGATCAGGTCGCAGCCCACCGAGCCTGCCACCGCGGTGTCGACCAGGCTGATGTAGAGGCCGTCGATCGAGCCGTTCGAGACGCCGGCCGAGCCCGAGCCGTCGAAGATCACCATGCCCTGCACGGTCACGTTGTCGATGTAGAGCGCGTAGCCCGCGCCGTTGTCGAACTGGATGGCAACCGAGGCGTTGGCGGTGGTGAGGATCGTCGAGTCGGCGATCACCACGCCCTCGCAGGGATGACTGGTGTAGCGCACGCCGTTCTGGTCGCCCAGCACCTGCAGGTTGTCGATGCGCGAGTTGGTGCCGTTGAGATCGCTCAGCAGCGTCCAGCCGCTGGCGTCCTGCGACCACACGTCCTTCAGCGTGAACGAGTCGGAGTTGTGGGCGTAGTAGTTGTTGACGAAGCCGTAGACGAAAACCTGGAACACGAAGTTGCGGTTGTTGCCGGCCACCAGCGGGCGCAGCGCGATGCCGTTGGTGGTGCGCGGGCCGCTGATGTTGCGGGCGACCGTGCCGACGCCGTAGATCCAGGAGCCGATGTTGGCCGTGACCGTGATGCAGTCGGTCATGAAGACGAGCGCCCGGATCACCCCGTCGATCCGCAGGCAGACGCCCTGCGGCACCACGATCGGCCGGCTGATGCCGTAGAAGGCCGGCGTGGGGTTGAACACCACCGTGCCGGTCGGCCCGCCCGCCTGGGCTGCTGCGATCGCCCTGTCGATCGCGTCGCTGTCGTCGCCGCCGTTGCCCTTGGCGCCATAGTTGCGGACGTTGTACTCGTTGTAATACTGGATGCCGATCGAGAACAGCGACGGGTCGAAGTAGGTGACGTTGCCGCCGGCATCGAAGCCCAGAATCTTGTTGGGCGCCTCGGCCCAGTCGGGCAGCACCATGTCCTTGACGTTGTCGTAGTCGCTCTCGCCGAAGCGGATCGCCGAGTGTGCCCACCGGCGCTGGTCCTGGGCGGCCGAGACCTCGCGGTTGAGGTCGCTGTTGAGCGAGCTGCGGTCGAGGAAGCCGGTCAGCGGGAAGTTCGACAGCCGCGTCAGATCGGTCAGCCGGTAGCGCGTCAGCAGGCAGTTGGTGACGGCAGTGTCGAGCGTCACCGTGCCCGACGGATAAATGCCATCGCTGCCCGGCGTGCCGCTCACCTCGTAGTCGACGCCACGATAGAGCCGCACCGCTCCGGTCGCCGCCGTCCAGATCTCCACGGCCACGTCGTCGAGAGAGAAAAAGGGGAAGTCGACGTTGAACACCGTCTGGGGCGTGGCGCCGACCGAGGACTGTATCCAGCCGTCGTTCTCGCCGATCGTCACGGTGGTAAGGGCAAGCGGCATGTCACGTCACCCGGATGATGTAGTTGCTGACATAGGCCGGCGGCGTCATCGGCAGCTCGGTGGTCCCGCCGGCTGCACCGGACACGCCGTCGTTCGAGAGGTTGATGCTGCGGTAGGATCCGCTGCCGCCCTGCAGGTCGCCGCCGCCCGGGATCGTTCCCGGCACGGCGTGGTTGTGCGACGGCATCTGCGACAGCGAGAGGGTGCGCGCCTCGAGCCCGCCATGCGCGCCCAGGGTGAGGCCGTCGACCCCGCCATGCGCCGCGGTCAGCCGTCCCGCGGCACCCAGCGTGCCCATGTCGTCCTTGCCAAAGCCCGCCCGTCCGCGGCGGTCGGGAATGGCGAAGGTGGTGCTGCCGTCGCCGGCGCCGTGCGCGGTGCCGATGGCGGCGAACAGCGCCGAGTAAGTGGTGCGGCTGACGAGCCGGCCGTCGCAGAACATGAAGTTGGCCGGCTCGGCAGCGCCCGCCCATTCGTAGACCGTGCCGATCGGCCCGACCGTCGGCGTGGTGATGCCGATCAGGGTCCGGAAGGCGGCAGCATCGGCAGCTGCCAGCAGCGTCTTGAAGAAGGTCGACATGCCGAGCAGCGAGTTGGCCGCATCGGCTGTGGCGGCGTTCATCAGGCTCTGGCCGAACGACGAGATCGTGACGCCGCCCAGGTCGACCTGCGTGCCGTAGTAGGGATGGCCCTGGGCGTCGAACATCAGGGTCTTGCCGGCCGCCGTGGCGATCGGCGGCAGGACAAGGAAGGGCGCTACCCAGAAGTCGGGCGAGGACACCCGGATGGCGCTTTCGCCCATCCGTTCGAGATCCTGCAGGATCACCGTGATGCGGTTGAGCTGCTGGTTGAGAGCCAGCCGGTCGAGAAAGCCGGTCAGCGGGAAGTTGGCAGTGCGTTCCTCGGCGGTGTCGCGACTGATGGTGACGATGCAGGCCGCCACGGTGTAGCGCAGCGTGACCACGCCCGAGGGGTACACGCCGTCGTCGCCCGGCGTGCCGCCGACGTCGTAGTCGGAGCCACGGACCAGCGTGGTGCTGACGTTGTTCGACGTGAGCTGGACGATCAGGTCGTCGATCGAGAAGAACGGGTAGTCGACGTTGAAGACGCTGGCCGGCGTGCCCGCAGGTACGAAGGTCTGCCGCCAGCCCGTGCCCTCGCCGATGGTGATCTGCATGGTCTACTCCGTCCCCTGTGCGGCCGGTGCCGCGCCGTGGTGCCCCTTGTCGTAGGGCAGCCCGAGCGACTGCCAGCCATGACGCACGGCCTTCTGCGCCTTGTCGAATACCATCTTGGCCGGGCCCGTCTGGTTGTAGGGAACCAGGCCGCGGGCGTTGCGGAAAGTCTCGGCCGTGGGATGGCCGTACAGCAGGTCGGCGACCACGCTGCCCGCCGTCGCGCCCTGTCCGGCAGCCGGTCCCAGCAGCGAGCCGACCTTGCGGCCGATGCCCTCGTGGTGGGCCGGGTCGCCGCCCAGCACGGTCGGCAGGCCGACATTATGGTTGCTGAGGATCCCCACGGTGCGCCCGGCGTCGCCGAAGATGCCCAGCACCGAAGAACGATCCACGCCGTCGGCGATGATCGCGGTCAACGGCTTGTCGAAGGTCGAGCGGTTGTTGAACAGCTGGCTGCGCAGCTCATTCAGCAGGATCGAGCCGCCGACCATGATGGCGAGGCCCTGCCACAAATTATTGCCCGGCTCCTGCAGCCCGGCATAGAGGTTGCGGATCGTGGTGCCGACCGAGAACGCCCGGTACTGCGTCAGAAGCGAGCCCAGCTCGGTCGACATGAACAGCGGTCGGTCGCCCAGGCCGGGCGTCGGCACGGTGCGGTTGGTCATGTTGACGATCGCCGTGCCGTAGGCGAGCTCCGCTTCGGGGTCCTTCCAGGCATCGGTGTTGGGCATTCGGATCGAGTTGAACTGGATGCCGTGCTCGGCGACGTGCCCGGCGATGCGCTGGCGCATCCGCAGGTCGATGCCGCTCACCGCCAGCCGCGACACCATCTGCGGGTGCATCTCGCCGCCCGTCACCAGCTTCATCAGCTCGTCGTTGACCCGGCCCATCGCGATCATGCCGCCGAAGAACTTGTCGGCCTGGTTAACGAGGTTCAGCCCGTTGGCGAGGAAGTAGGTGGCGTTCATCTTGTTCATCGCCCGCTCGAAGCTCGTGCGCTTCATGAACATGTCGCCCGAGTCGGCCGCCGACATCGAGCGCATCGACGTCCACAGCTCGACCGCGTCGCCGAACTTCTCCATCTCGTGGCTCGCCAGCTTGCGGATGGTCGGGCCGGCTTCCTCGATGAAGCTCTTGAGGCCGTACTGGTGGAGCGCCTGGTAGCCTTCGGTGAGCGCCGGCCGGATCAGATCGGCCAGCGAGTTGAAGCCCGACATGCCGAGCGTGGTGAGATTGGAATACTCCTTGGCGGTGCGGATGATGCGGCTCGACAGGCGGTGCGGGTCGGCCGCCGCGCCGTAGGTACCGTAGAGGCGATCGCGCAGCGCCGTCACGTCCTCGATATGCTGGTCGATCTCCTTGGGGTCGAGCTTGAACCGTTCGCCCTCGTCGCGGATCTGCTGGATCTCGTCCGCAAGGTCGGTCGACCCCCATCTTTTTTTCATCTCGATGGCGGCGCCCATCTGCCTGACGTGATGGCGCAGCAGCAGCTCGCTGTCGTTCTCGATGTAGTCCTTCACCAAAGCGTCGGGGATGCGGAAAGTGATGCCGTGCGCGCTCATCGGGTCGGCGACGCCCTGGAACAGCTGGTCGATGTCGCCGCGCAGGTAGAGCGGCTGCTGCTTGGTGACGGTCAGGAACACGTCGTCGACGGCGCGATCGAGACGCTCGCCGTCCAGCCCGCCGCCCTTCAGGTAGTTGCGGAAGATGTCCTTCACCGCCTCGGCGTTGTTCATGATCTTGCCGGCCAGCCAGACACGCGGCCGGTAGGTGGTCTGCGTCTCGTTGGCGTCGAGGTTGCCGCTGCGCAGCCGGTCGAGCTGCTGGCTCAACGTCTTGATCTGCTGGCCGGTGCGCTCGATCAGGCCGGGCAGTTCTTCCATCCGGGCCTGCGCCTTCTCGTAGCGTGCGTTGCCGACCGGGTCGCGGTGCGCCTTCAGCTCGTCGATCTTGTCCTCGAGGTCGTGCAGCTCCTTGGTGAGGATCTGCTGGCGGGCGGTGCGCTGGGCGATGGTCTTTTCCGCACTGTCCTGAAACAGCCCGCTGTCCATCGCCTCCTTGCCGGTCTTGTCGTAGACCTTGCGGATGGCGGCGGCAGCCGCGTCGACGTGCGGCGAATACTTGTCGCCCACCATGTCATGGTCGCCGGTGTTCTGCACGTCGCCGACACGCCGGCGAAACGCCTCGAACGAGAGCTCGCCGGTGTTGCCGGTCCAGTCCTTGACCGCGGCGATCGGCACCTGGGCGAGTGACATCATGTCGTTCTTCTCGACGTAGCCGCCGCCCTCGCGGGCCTTGCGCCACTCAGTGAGCTGGCCGCGCAGCGCCTCGACCAGGGGCGGCGTCCAGTTCATCTGGATGGTGCGCTCGGTCGACGGCACGCCGGGCGCTTCGCCCTCGAGGTTCTTGACCCGCGTGAGCCCGCCCGACTCGACAAGGCCCTCGACGATCTCCTGGGCGGCGATGCTGTTGCCAGCGGCAGTACGGAACACCGGGTTCATCGGCAGGTCGGGCAGCCACTTGACCTTCACGAAGCGGTTGCCGGCGAGGATCTTCTCCCGGTCGAGCAGGCTCTGGTTGAGCAGGTTGGCGCCGACCGTGCTGGGCGGCGGCTTGTGCTTCTGCGCCAGCTCCGCTTCGACAAAGGCCTTGGAGGCGACCGCGTTCTGATCGTCCTGGTTGGTCAGCTCGACGCTTTTCTCGGCGGCCTCCTTGGCCTTGTCGAGCCGCTCCATCGCCGACTTGCCCTGCTCGAAGGTCGGGTCGCGCATCAGCCGGTCGGTCTCGGTGACGATGCGGACGCGCACGCGGTTGGCGGCGTTGACCTCGGCATAATCGGTCTTGAGGCCGCCCGGCTTCAGCAGGTCGAGCGTCGGGTCGCCGGTCGGCGTTGTTTCACGTGAAACGGCAGCGGGCCCGCCCCCGCCGGGAGGGGGCCGTGGCTCGTTCGCCGGCGCGCCGATGTCGCCAAGGTCCCCCGGCGTGCCGGGCCTGAGCTTGTTGATCTGGCGGCCCAGCGCCACGTAGCTGTGGGTCAGCAGGCCGACACTGGCGCCGAGCGCCATCGGGATCATGAACAGGCCCATGTAGTCGTCGATCGAGGCGGTCGGGTCGATGCTGTGCTGGAACCCCGCCTGCCCCACCACCATCGCCGTCTGGATCGCCGCCTGCTGGACGGCATCGCCCATGAAGCCGAGCTGGGGCCGCTTGAAGCCGAGCTGGGTAATGTCCTCGGCGGCGCGCACGCCGCGGCCGGCCCGGATCGCCGCACTCGAGGCGGCCAGCTTGAACACGGTCGGCAGGTAGCTCAGCGGGTCGCCCGCCATGCCGCCCAGGAAGGCCGGCACGCCGTTCATGCCGGGCAGGCCGTCGATGTAGTGCGCTTCCTTCGCCCGCTGCTCGGAGCGGTCCATGATCCAGCGGTTCTGCTCGGCCGACCGGCTGGTCTCGAACAGGTGCCACTGGCCGCCAAAGCCTCTTTTTTCGATCTCGGGGTCGGAGAACGGGTCGAAGGTGGCGTCGTCTCCCATCTGCTTGAAGCCCTGCCGCGCCGACTGGTAGGCCAGCAGGCTGCCCATCATCGAGTAGCGCAGCCCGAAGCCGAAGGCGTCGGCGGTCGCCTGTCCCAGCGGCACCTGGGCGGGATACTGCTCGTAGTCCTGGCCGACCTGTTCCCACTGCGGCCCGGCCTGCTTGAGGCGCAGCAGGCCGAGCTGCTCGGCCAGCGGGTCGCGGGTCGGCGCAAGGTCGTGGCCCAGCAGCGAGCGCATCGCCTCGGCGTGGTAGGCCTCGTAGGCCGGGTCGGCGGCCGGCGGCTGGTAGCCCGGGATGTCGAGCCCGGCCGCCTGACCGGCCGGCAGGATGTTGCCCTCGGCCCGGTGCACCAGGTCGCGATGGCTTCCCGAGCCAAGGTGAAGCGCTGCCGTCGGGTCGAGAGAGAGAGGGTTTCCCATCAGCGTTGCGGCACAAGGTGGGGGTTGGCCAGCCAGGCACGGCGCGCCGCTTCGTCGTCATGCTGCTTGCGCAGCGCCGTCTCGTTCGGTCCCATCGTCTTGCGCCGCTCGGCCTCGGCATTGACTGCATCGACGATCGGGCCGCTGCGGGCATCGCTGTGCAGCACGGTCGAGAGATCCCCGGTCTGGGCCCGGCGCAGGATGTCGGTCGTCCACGACCACGGCGCCATCGACAGCTCGGGGCGATCGGTGCCCTCATGGGCGGCCTGCCGGATACGGGCAGCGTAGCTCATGTCGCTGAACAGGCCGTTGGTGATGATCTGCCCGGCCTTCATCGAATAGCCCAGCATGTGCGCCAGCGGCGGCGACATCTTGGTGAGTGCGTCGATCTTCTGGCTGTCGTCGGCGAACACAGCCTGGCCGATCGACGCGGCACGCTGGGTCAGCGCCTTGCCGACACCGTGGAACAGCGGGTCGTCGGCCGGCATGTCGTAGAGCGGCGTCACGTTGCCCTGGTTGCCGACCACCATCTGCAGCCACGTGTGGTTGACCGGCGCGCTGACCTGGTAGCGCTTGGCGCCGGTCGCCGTGAGGTAGGCGTTAATCTCGATGTTCGAGTAGTCGATGCTCGAGCGCGACAGGCCGGGCGGCAGCGAGACGATGCCCCGGTCGAGCGCACTCTGGGTGGTGCCGGCAAGGATGGCGCGCCCCGTCGCCATCGGCAGCTGGCCCGGCTCCATGCCGACCAGCGACGCCATGATCGACTGCGTGCCCTTCATCCGCAGCACCGCGCCGCCCGGGTTGGCGTCGTCCGGCGCGAACTCCAGCATGTCGCGGTAGTGGATGATGGCGCTCGTCATCGCGCTCTTTTGCTTGTCCATGCCGAGCGTGCTGTCGAGGTTGCCGTGCTTCGACAGCTCCGAAGCATAGTGGTTCTGCAGCAGGTCGCGGACCTTGGCGTTCTCGACCCGCACGCCGCTGATGCCCTGCTCGAGCCCGCCCCAGGCAAGGCCGGAGGTGCGGGCGTCGGGCAGCGCCATCTGGCGAATCATCTTCTCGTCGGTGGTCTGCGGCAGGATGGAAGCGACGACACCCGAATGGCTGAGGTTGGCGGCGACGTCGTTCAGCGTGTTGGTCATCACCGCGTCGGACTTGTCGAGCACGGCCTTCTCGGACTCGCCGTACTGGCGGCTGGCCGAGCTGGGATTGTTCGACATGTAGGTCTTGGCCGCCGTCTCGGGCGAGGTCAGCTGCACGGTGCGGCCCATCGGGCCGATCTTGAGACCGAGCGCCTCGTCGGCGAGCTTCTGCGCGGCGAGCTGCGAGGGCTCGTCGGTGCCGGTCGTGTAGGCATCGACCATCGCCTGGTAGACCGTCTTGTACTGCTGCGCGATCGCCGGATCGCCGCTCAGGAAGCCCGCCTCGTTGAGCTGCTTTCGCGCCGCATCGGGCATGTGCTTGAAGGTCGAGATGTAGCTGGTCAGCGACGCCATGCCCTGCGGCGTGTTGATGTCGGCAGCAGCGCCCTGGGCCCAGCCGCCCGGCCCGGTCCACGGGACCTTCTGCTCGATCGCGGCATGGTCCTGCGCGCTGAGCGGCTTGTTCTGGTTGATGTTGTCG